ATATTTTGAGGTCGAGCGTATAGGTGTGTTTGAATGGCATAGCCTACCCGATGGACAAGGCAGACCTGAACAGGTATTACTAGAGATAAAACTAGCTGATTGCAGTATCCCTCTTGTGATGAGGTTTAAGTCCCGCAAACCAATGGATAACCTGATAGTGGCTTTAATAACTCACGCTAATAGTGTGTTCCCCAGAGACCCAGCGATGAAGGATTTTAACAATCTTTTTGGCGAACCAAATCGTAGGGCAGGAGAATAGAATGCCATTTGAGTCTATAATCCAAGCCATCGGCAAGAAGCCATATTATCAGGACGATGCTGTAGTGATATATTGCGCCGATAATCGGGAGATTTTACCTCTTATCCCCGACAAGAGCGTGGACTTAGTGCTGACTAGCCCACCTTATTATGTGGGTAAGGATTACGAGGCTTACTTAACAAGTTATGAGGACTATTTAGACTTATTAGATTCCGTTTGGTATTCAGTTAAACGCTTTCTTAATAATGGGTGTCAGATAGTGATAAACATAGCTCACACGGCACAAAATGACACCCCCGCGTTTGTTAGTATCCAATTATTTAAGGCCGGGTTTACTTTCTCGGATAACATTATTTGGGAAAAGCCAGATGGAGCAAGCCCTAGATTTGGGTGTTTAGTTCAAAACCCTTTTGCCACCTGGTATTTGCCTAATCAAACTCACGAAAATTTATTAGTTTATTCGCACGGGAAACCAAGAAGAGAGAGAAAGACGCCCTTAGATATGAAGTATGCTCTTCAATTTAGGGGTGACGTTTGGAGATTGCGTTCAGAAACAGGCAGTCAGCACGAAGCCCCCTATCCCGTTAGGTTAGTTGCCCCCCCCATCACATTTTATTCTAATGCAAACGAGACCATCCTCGACCCCTTTCTAGGCAGTGGCACAACGGCTTTCTGCGCTAAGAAACTCGGCAGGAAGTGCATCGGAATAGAGAAAGAGGAAAAGTATTGTGAGATTGCGGCGAAAAGATGCTCACAGTCAGTTATGTCTTTGAATACCGAGCCAGTGAAGATTGAGGAGCAAGAGGGGTTTATTTAGGATGACGACTTACCCCCGAACCCCTGAAGCGGTCTCTGCCTTCCTCAAGCGGGCGAGGGCGGGACTAGCGTACTGCGATGTCCGCTCAAAGAACCCCAAAAATAAACTTCATAAACCCCTTGAAAAGCCATTACCATCCCCATATAATTAAGGCGTGACTCACCCAGCAATCGTTCTTATTACAGCTAATCCTAAGCTAACTAATGCTGAAATCGGCAGGCAGTTACACATTTCACGCCAGCGTGTCAGTGAACTCCGTAGAAAATACAGGCTAAGTAAAACCTGTGATAATTGCTACCACTATCAAGAGTTTAAGATATGCTCTTGCCGTGACGCTTCCGATGTTATCAGCAATCCCAACAAATGCCCGGACTGGCAAGTAGTGAGGGGACGATGACACTAGACGAACTTATCGCCAAGTTCCCCAAAGCCAAACGTCAGCCGGATGGGAGCTTAGATGAGCTGGTGCTGATTACTAAGAATTCCCTCAAGTTCTTGGATGCGTTTCGCTTTAGCTTGAAGAACAAGGCAATGCTTTCTACTGGGCAAAGCCTCCAAATTGCGAACTCTATTGTCAGTTTTAATGCCATTCAAGTGATGAATTACCCAATGTTCAGGCAAAGTTTTCCCATTAGCCTGTTCCCAGATAAGGATGTGTTCGGCAACGTAACCCTGTTTATTCGCTCTTGGGTATTCTGGTTTATAGATATAAGTATAGCCACCACTTTTCTTTGTGTTTGCTCTATTAGGGCGGACACGGATTTTCCATCCCTGTATCCTCCCACAATGCCTACATCTTTTCGCTCTATAATCACAAAGTTTACCGCAAGTGATACAGGGATGCCTCCGATTTCTTCGCCAACGTTTAGAGGTCTCTTTTTTGTGTTCGCCTTTTTCCATACTTATATTTTACACAAACGGCTTATGAAATGCAAACTTTTATTGGATGTAAAAAATGGATTTTGAGAAATTACTTTCCCTTTTCCCTGATAAACCACGCTCTAAAATTGCAGGTGGTTTTAATGTAAGATGCCCTGTTCATAATGACAGTAAGCCTAGCCTATCCATAACAAAATCAGGAACTGTTATCCTGATGAAGTGCCACGCCGGTTGCAGCACCGAGGCTGTGTGTCAATCTCTGGGGATAGAACTGTTTGACCTTTTTATTGAGACTAGCCAGCAAGCACCAGCTTCGCAATCCAAGAAAATCATAGCCACTTATGACTACACAGACGAGGGCGGCAAGTTACTCTTTCAAGTTGTCCGGTATGACCCTAAGTCTTTTGCCCAACGTCACAAAAATGGCAATAATCAGTGGGTCTGGAATTTAGAGGGTGTCCGGCGTGTGCTTTACAACCTGCCGGAGGTGCTAAAAGCAGACAAAGTTTATCTTGTCGAGGGGGAGAAGGATGCCGACAACCTGGTGAAGATAGGTCTGACAGCGACCACCAGCCCTGGGGGAGCATCTAACTGGCGGTCGGAGTATGCCGACTACTTCACTGGCAAGAAGGTAGTGCTCATCCCCGACCAGGACAAAGCAGGTTATGATTATGCGAAGGTGGCGTCTACATCATTACAGGGTAAGGCTGACATGTCCTGTATTCTTCTCCCGGATGGAGTAAAGGATATATCCGACTGGCTTAAAATCAGGCAGTTTAACGAGCTTCACGAGGAAGATATAAAAGCCCTTGATACCGAGCCAATAAAGTTTGAGAATAAGGGTTCTCGCTATTTATTCAAATGGGGTGATTTTACTGCCGAAGTGTCTAAAATAAAAACTGCCAGAGACACAACCATCTGCCAGTTTGTGGTATTCCCGAAGATTGGAACAGCCTTCCGGACACGCTTGAATTTAGAGTCTGACCGGGCAAGGTCGAGCACATCAAAAGAATTATCTAGCCATTTCAAGGGGCAGGAATGGAAAGGTTTGCTTGAGGACATTACGAATAAGACGCTTGAGGAATTTGAGAAAGGCGAACCAGTTGTAGAACTCCACTCAAACGATGAGGCTCCCGCTCTGGATTATCTAATTTATCCACTTTTCCCATTAGGCAAGCCGACAGTTTTATTTGGAGACCCCGGTTCCGGGAAAAGCCAACTTGCCGTAGTCACTAATATCATTACAGTGTTTAATACGTGGACTGACAACCCACTCCGGCTCATCCCGCCGAAGAAAATAATGAGGGGTTTAGTGTTGGATTGGGAAGCTGACCAGGACGACTGGCAACGGCAATTAGCCTGGTTTACTGATATATTTGGGCTAGGCTACTCTGAACTACTCTACCGCCGCTGCTCACTGTCGTTAGCTCACGAACTAGATGCCATCAGGGCGCATATTGAGACAGTCCGAGCGGACTATATTATTATTGATTCAGTCTCACTGGCCGCCGGTGGCGATTTGAACCACATGGACGTAGCGACTAATTTTTTTAGGGCAATACGCCAACTCACCTATCCCGATGGGCGACCGCTAACAACAATCAGCTTAGCCCACACCTCAAAAGACAGGGAGAGCAAAAACAAGACCATCCTCGGCTCTGTGTTGTTTGAAGCAGGGGCAAGGAATGTTTGGGAAGTGCGTGGGGTAGAAGATGAGACTGATAATAGTCTGGATATAGCTTTATTCCATCGGAAGTCGAACTTATCACGGAAGCATCCCCCACTGGGCTATCGGCTACAATACAAACCAGACCCGCAAAACCCAAACCAAACAATACCCGAATCTATGGCATGGCTTAACCCTAACTCAGTCGAGGAGTTTGTCGAGCGTATGAAGACCACTGATAGAATTTTACACTACCTTACTGGCATTAAGGCAACCGAGGAAAAAATCGCAGAAGGTCTTGGCTTAACACTTAATAATACCAAAGTGGCTTTATCCCGGTTAAAGAAAAAAGACCTCGTAGTTAAGGTTGGTGAACTATGGATGAAATTACAGTAATCGAGGCAACTGTAATTGAGACTAGGGTTACACTTCATTACACTGTAATGATATTGGTAATTACACTGTAATCGTCTAAATTACATTACAGCCCCCCCTAGTATAGGGGGCTGTAATTATAGACTGTAATTGAAAACTAATAGGAGAACCAGGAACCAAAAACGGGGAGGGTTTTACCCCTTTAAGTATCAAGGCTTGACACAACCAAAAAAAAGAGTAAATATAAATTATTATGACGTCACCCAAAACGTCTCAACTCAAAAAAAAGATTTGTGAACGCTACGCTCAATATGGCACTCTTTCTAAAGCTTCTGAGGGTGTAATTGACCGCCGGAAGGTTTACGACTGGCGGCAGGAAGACCCTGACTTCGAGGCTGAATTAACGAAGGCAGCTGGTATCTATGTCGAAAAACTAGAGGCAGAGGCAGACCGCCGAGGCGTTGATGGTGTCGAAAAGGGAATTTACTACAAAGGCGACCTTGTCGCAACTGAAAAGGAATTCTCCGATACGCTCTTAATTTTCAGGCTTAAGGGATTGGCTCCGGAGAAATACCGGGAACGTCAGGAGATTAGCGGGCAAATCAACCACGTCCTGATAAAAGAAGTCGAGGTGCGTTTAATAGGGGAGGAGCGTCTTGCCCTTAACAGCGGAGGCAGTTAAGCCATACAGGGAGATTACGCTGGCTGGGAAGTATATCCTCAACCTGCACCCCGGCCAGACTAAGGCGTGGTGCTCTACAGCACGGTTCCCTGTCATGAGCGCGGGAACACAGAGTGGCAAAACCTGTTTTGAACCGGACTGGTTACGCCGTGAAATCAACACAAAGGGGGAGGGCGACTACCTCGCTGTTACGGCCACATTCCCATTGTTGGAGAAGAAAATGTTGCCGGAGTTCCTTTTTGTTTTCGAGACAGCATTCCATCTAGGTGAGTATCTGGCCGGTAAGAATATGATTCAGTTCCACCACGTGCCTGGTGGCACTAATGGCCAGGTCAAAGTCATTGATTCGACACGCATTATGTTTGGCTCCGGTAACAAGCCAGACTCCATCGAATCGGCCACTGCCAAAGCCGCTGTAGCAGATGAGGCGGGGCAAAAAGACTTCTTGCTCGGCTCGTGGGAAGCTATGCAACGGCGTTTATCTATTCATCAAGGGCGCTGCCTGTTCGGGACAACGCTCTATAACTCGGGGTGGTTTGTTCAGGACGTGCTTGCCAAATGTGAGCAACGTGACCCTGATTATGAACTAATCCAATTCGACAGCGTAATGAATCCAACCTTCCCGATTGAGGAGTATGAGCGGATGATGCGGATTCTTCCCGGCTGGAAGTTCGCTATGTTCTACAAGGGCAAGTTTCTCCGCCCTGCTGGTCTGGTTTATGATTCATTCGACCCTGCTGCTTCAAAGATACCCCGTTTTGACATACCGAAAACCTGGCTTATCTATGTCGGTCACGACTTTGGCAGTGCTAATCCAGCAGCGATGTTCTACGCCCAAGACCCGGCCACCGGAACCTTCTACGCCTATCACGAATATCAACCAGGCAAGGGTAGAACGACTTATGAACACGTACAGGAGTTTAAGGTAATAACTAAAGATTACAATGTTATCGCCCGTATCGGTGGTAATCTGACCACAGAGGAAGGCTGGCGCAATGATTACACCTCTCAGGGTTGGCATATCCAGTCGCCTAAAGAGAATATGAAGAAAGTAGACCAGCAAATTGAACGTGTTTACGCCCTGCATAAACTCAATAAGGTTAAGGTTTTTTCCGACCTGATTAACTACCTTGACCAAAAGATGAGTTTCAGTTATGAATTAGATGAGAAGTACCAACCGACCGACAAACTCGAAGATGAGCAAAAATATCATCTACTGGCGGCGGAGCGGTATATCCTCAGCGACTTCACGCCTGAGACGGTGCAACAGGGCAACCGTGTATCTATCCGGCGTTCTGCCAATGTATTCTAGGGAGGTCTCATTATGGATTACTATACCCTCGTATCCGACCAGGCAAAAGAGCGAGGTCAACTACATAAACGGATGGATGACGACCTCGGTCTGCTCTATCTAAACAAGTATGTACTCCGAGACAAAAATAATCTAGCTGTGCCGGACATAATCAATACTACGCTTAATAAGCCGAGGGTGTTTTTTGATAACGTGGTGTCTGGGCTGCAAGCGACCTCTCAACAGGTAGTCGTGGAGTCTGATAACCGCAATTTAGATACTCACTACATCGAGGGCTTCCAGGATGCGGCATTTAACGCCATCGGTCAGCGGCTTCACGCGCAAGGAAAGCCCGCACTGTCCTTTCATACGGACGCCCAACTTTGTGGCAGGGGGAGGGCGGCACGGCTTGTGGCATTTCACAGGAAGGATGGAGTTCTCATACCCGACATCAGGCAGTGGGATACCAGGCATTTTTACTACGAGTATGGGGAGGAGGGGTTGAGGTGGGGGGCTAACTTCGTCCCCAGGAAAGGCTCTGACATAGAGGCTGATTATCCTGAGCAGGTCAAGAAGTATCA